GGCCTCGCGGCCACCACCCGTCAATGGGTGACTTTCCTGCAGAATCTTGGTTTACACCATGTCGAGGAAGGACCCTCCAACCTAAAGGATCTTCTATATGGTTGATTTTACTTATCCCTTTGTTAGGGGGGAAGTATCGCGAGGTGGGACGTGGCATAGTTGGTGGCTTCCTGGTACCCCAGTTGATGGGATTCAGGAGCATACCACCTACATGATGCTCGGCCAAAACTTCACGATCAGCCATAAGAAGGACCGGGACGGTAAGTACCGTTCCGGTGACGCCTGGCTCTCTAACAAGCGGGAGATCATTACTTCGGGCGATTTTGTTTCAGTATATCGCCCTGGTTTTGGTCTCGCCTACGAAGGCTACTGTGTTACCGTATCAAGTGAGAATATCACTTATGATGCGGGATACGTGTCCGACGTAGGTGGCACTTTTCATGAGACGGAAGTTTTAACGTCTTATGGTGCCCAAGCTTATGCGGCTCTTAAACCGGATCAACCGGATTTTGAGCCCATGGCTTCATTGCTAGAGCTACGATCAGCTCCTGGAGATCTCTGGGACCGTCATAAAAGATGGCGAGAGAAATTCAAGAAAGTTGATCGTCCCTGGTATTCCAAAGCGGGTAGGTACCACCTTGCAATTCAATTTGGGTGGCTTCCTTTGATTTCTGACACACTAGACTTTACACAAGCCTTTTGTGATAGAAAGAAACGCTTTGACCAGATGTGGCGTGATGCGGGAAAGCCTGTTCGTCGTCGCCGACTTTTAACGAAATTCGGCAATGTTCATGACAAAAGTGGAGCCGATACATCCTACTGGACGTACGGTACCCCATATAGTCCGAACATCAAACCAACGTTTGTAACTCAGTGTTACGGCGGTGGGCTTGCGACGAGCAAGTTTGAACAGTTCTACGGAACCCGTGTTTGGTGTGCTGGAAGGAGTCGTTATTTCCTCCCCGTTGCACCAGACAGGGCGTATATAGATCGAATGCACAGCAAAATTTTAGGGCTGTACATCGATCCGAACGCTGTTTACAATGCCATTCCCTGGACTTGGCTTGGTGACTATTTTGGAACTCTTGGCAACTTATTTGATGCCATTAGTCCTAATATAGCTGATTACGTGGTATTCGATTATGCATATGTCATGCATCATAAAGAATATCACGCTTTTCAGACGGAAACCCAATGGGTTTGCGTTAACCTTGCTGGTACAGAGTTCCGGCAAGTTCCCTCAGTGACGCAGTGGTCCAAAAATCGAAAATCTCGGATCACTGCATCCCCTTTAGGCTTTGGATTCAAAGAAGCGGACTTAACTGTCCAGCAGATGGGGATCCTGGGAGCCTTAGGGCTCTCAAAACTGTAAACGCTGTGAAGCGTATACAAGCGATCTGTGTAAAAAGATCGTTCCCTTTGATGGAACAGGAGATTCCTATGTACGCCGACCCACAGACTGTAACTGTCAACGCCGTGGCGAAGTCGCTTCCCCGTCAGGGGTCGACTACGCCAGACCGGTTGGGAACCTTCGCTACAAGCGATGGCCTTTTCCAGTTCGACGTTCGACAGAACAAGACTGCCAACCGCTTCCGTCGTGAGGTTCGCCTCACGCAGAAGAAGGTGGCCGCCGATCCACTCACCGCTGTGAATAAGGAAGTTTCGACTTCCGTAATTCTCGTGGTGGATGAACCTCGGTGGGGCTTTACCGACACTGAGCTTGGCTACCTCACGGCAGCCTTGATCACGTGGTTTGATTCCACGGCTCGGGACAAGCTTTTGGGCGGTGAGCTGTAAGGCTCACCCGTACATACGGACGGTCTCACCACACCCTATGATTTGAAAGGGAAGTGATGAAAATACCGACCATGCTCCTTGAACGGGTCCTGCTCGATGTAGGACTGCAGTTCGTAGACACCATCGACTCTGACTACAGAGAGATCTGTAGTCGGTATGGAAAGGAAGGTATGGGTTTTCTAACGATAACCCTACCGACTCTCGACGACGCCCTGTTAAAGGGGCTTAGTCGAGGACGTTTAAACAGATCTGATTTTCCGGGCTTTCGTCCGGTTACCAGGTCTGGAAGTCTCCCGAGATTACTCTCAGGTTTCTTCAAACGGATTTTCCATACTGATGGTTCGGTCTTGGACGAGCCCGACGTATGTGCGATTTCCGCAATTCGACAAGTTACCCGCCTATTTAAAAAGGTGGAGCTTCCTTGTTCGAAGCCGCGAATTAAAGCGGCATACGAGAGGTACGAATCCAATGACCGAGAGGTGGATTGGCGCAGTCACAGAGTACCCTACAATGCTGGTCTCTTTGCCAGCATTTGTGGTTATCTGTGGTCTGATCTCGAAGCTGTCTCGGAACTACTTTATTGTAGTCCAGGCATCTTTGGGATCGGAGCTACCGCGGAACGGAAAAAACGCAACGAGCGTTTCACCGTTACCGAGTGGCCGGAACGAGCAGAAAGTTCTTTTCCAAGCTCGTACCACGCTGTTCACAACGAAGATAGAGATAACCTCACGGAAATCAAATATCTCACGTGTGAGCAGGAACAACCCGTGAGGGTTGTTCAGGTCCCTAAAACCCTCAAAACTCCGCGTACAATATCAGTTGAACCTAGCTATATGATGCTAATGCAGCAAAGTATAGCGAAGCCTCTGATGGTGTACTTGGAATCGAAGAGATTCGGTTTTAAGTCCATCCGGTTCTCGGATCAATCCGTTAACAATAGATTGGCGCGGCTTGGCAGTATCGATGGTAGCCTAGCTACCATAGACCTTAAGGATGCATCTGACATGGTCGATTTAGACCTAGTTAGAGAGATCTTTAGAGGTCCTTGTCCGACTTTCCTGAGTTTAATTGAGGATTGTCGTACAACGAGAGCCAAGTTACCTGGCGGTACCATTATTCCTTTGAGGAAATTTGCCTCAATGGGGTCAGCTATGTGCTTTCCCATAGAATCTATGGTATTCTTCACAATCGTAATGTATACGCTGGTGAAGAGCTCAGGTAAAGTACCATCTCGTGCACTCTTGCAAAAACTCAGCAAGCGTGTAGCTATATACGGTGATGATATCATCGTAGATAGTTCGATGGCTCCGGATGTCATGGCATCTCTCGAGGATTTCGGTCTTCGAGTAAACCGTGACAAATCGTTCCATACAGGACTCTTTAGGGAATCCTGTGGTGGTGATTACTACAAGGGTGTCGATGTGACACCCGTGTATGTTCGCCAATGGGACGAATCCGGCACTTTACGCCAGGCGTCTCATAAGGTAGCATACGTTGCTTTATCCAATACATTTTACATGAAAGGATTGTGGCATGCATGCCAA